TGACTGTAGATGGTGATGGTTCTTTTACTGGCAATTTTGAAATATCTGGTTTAAGTCCAAAAATATTCTTAAATGAAACAGATACCACAGATCTAAATACCCGTCTTAGGAATGCCGCAGGTAAACTACAAATACAGACAGTAGATAATTCAGATGCTAATCCTGTAACACGTTTTGAGATAGACCACGCTACAGGTGACGCTAGCATTCCTAGTGGTGATTTAGACGTAACGGGTACTGTGACGGCTGATGATGTTTTAGTCGGTACAAGCACAACAACAAAAGCGGCTTTAGGCTCTGCCGTAACTCAAATTGATATAAGCAATGCGGTGGGATTTGGCCCTGAGTTATTTATTCATAACAGCGGACAAGGTGGCGATGCTAAGTCTGTGCTTACTTTTGGCGGAAAATTAAGTGGTTACGAAGGGTATACAGCATCTTTACACACGACAAACAATGATGGGTTATTTATTGGTACAAAAGACGCATCCGACGGTGTAGCTGACCAGTACACTCTTCCAACCACAAGGATAAATATTAACGCTGACGGAGACATTAGCTTCTACGAAGACACTGGGACAACGGCAAAACTCACGTGGGACGCTAGTGCTGAAACTCTTAACTTTGCTGATAATGCAAAGGCTGTCTTCGGTGCTGGCTCAGACCTATCAATATTTCACGATGGGTCGGGGAGTGTTATTAGAGATTCTGGCACTGGTAATCTTGCTATCCAAGCTGAAGACTTTGCAGTTCAATCTTCGGACGCAAGTGCAACGCATATTTTTGTAGATGCAAGCAATGGGTATACATCCTTGAGCTATGGTGGCTCTACTAGACTAAATACAAGCTCCACAGGCATCGACGTAACGGGGACTGTGACTGCTAGTCATTTAACGCTGTCAGATTCATTCCCAGTATTAAAAATAGAAGACTCCGACGGCACCAATCAAAAACTAGAAATTGTTTCGTCATCAGGCGCGTCATTTTTGACTGCCCGAAACGGTAGTTCACACGGGACTATTAATTTGCGTCGAACTGATGGCACTACCACTGCAAGAACCATGCAGGTTACAGCGGCAGGTGACGTAGCACTGTACGCAGACGACGGCACAACACAAGCCTTCTACTGGGACGCAAGCACTTCAGGGTTAGGTCTGGGCACTACGGACTTAACAGATTCCTACAAAACCATCATTGAAGGCTCTGACCAAGAGACTGCCAACCTAACAGACGCAGGAACACACGGCGCTACGCTGTTCCTTAGAGCAATAGGCGAAAACGTCGGCAGTGGTGGCGCAGTAGCGTTTGGTACAACAAACGGCAATAAGCGGCCTTTTGCGGCTATCAAAGGTTATGTTTTAGACGGCACAGCCAATTCAATAGGCGACTTAGTATTTTCTACTAGAGCCACCACATCAGCGACAGCCTTGACTGAGCGGATGACGCTTACAAATAGTGGACGCTTAGTAATTGGCGATAATTCTCCGCAGGCAAAGTTAGACGTACAATCAGACGGTCAATATACCCCTGCGGCTTACTTCCGTAACGACGGTAATGCTATAGGCTGGGCTAGAGCAGATTGGCATAACGATCAAGTCGCCAGTACTGGCATTATTTACCGTGACCAAGCTGGTAGTTTTGTCTTTAGGAATGACAATTCCTCTGGCACAGCAATGACTACTCGAATTGTAGCTGGCGGAACAACGGCAGGAAATATTGTCTTTGACAAAGATGCCACTGGTACGGGTGAAGTGGCTAGGTTTGATACGAATGGTAACTTGCTGGTTGGTACTACGACAACGCCGTCGAAGGCAGGTTTAGCAGTTGGTTCAACAACAACAGGCAAAAATATTTCTGTGTTTTCTTCTTCTAACGGAAACAACGGCATAATTTCAATTTATCAATCAAGCGGTGCAGAAGAAGGACAACTTTACGCAGGTGCAGGCAATATTAATTTTTTTGGCACATCGACTGTAAAGGTCGTAGCTTCTACTAACGGAGTACAGTTAACAAGCGGAGCAACCTCTTGGACTGCCATTTCAGATGAACGTGCAAAAGACATAATTGAGCCAATTACCAATGCAGTTCAAAAAGTTTCTACCCTTCGCTCAGTAATTGGTAAGTATAAAACAGACGCAGAAGAAAGCCGTCGTGCGTTTTTAATTGCACAAGACGTTCAAGCAGTCTTGCCTGAAGCGGTTGATGCTACGAACGAAAACGAATTGGGTATCAAGTACACGGAAACAATTCCTTTGCTGGTAGCCGCTATAAAAGAGCAAACTGAAATTATTAATGACCTACGTGCCAGAGTTGCACAACTTGAAGGAGCTAACTAATGGCTACATGGACTATATCTACAATGGAGCGTCATATCGGCGGCGATAACGATGGCGGTGTAATTGTCGCCCACTGGCGTGTAACTGAAGTAGACGGCGATCACACTGCCTCTGCTTACGGCACTTGCTCGTTTACACCCGACGCATCTGCTGATGACTTCGTACCCTACGCAGACCTCACTGAGGCTGTCGTACTAGGCTGGTGTTGGGACGCTGACGTGGACAAGGATGCTATCGAAGCGTCACTGACTGCAAAAATTGAAGAGCAGAAGGCGCCAACAACTGAGACAGGTGTACCATGGACATCTTGAAAATCCTATCTGACCTAGCGGCTATTGCGCCCATGGTCGTCACAGTCTGCTCGATTGTCGCGGCAGTAACGCCTACACCTCAAGATGACGCATGGATGGCAAAGCTGTATAAGTTCATTGACGTCATGGCGATCAACATAGGGAAGGCCAAACACTAACCAACACAGGAGAAAGTGACATGGGTAAAAATGAAAAGACCCCAATCACAGTAAATGACAAAGAATACATCCTCGACGACATGACTGAGCAGCAGCAAGCGATGGTCAATCACATCAACGACCTCGACCGCAAAATGGCGAGCATGAGGTTCAATCTCGACCAGCTTGCATTCGGACGCGAGGCATTTGTCAGCGCACTAGCCACGTCATTAGAAGAGCCAGCGGAAGAATAATCCGCCACATGGTAAAATAGACCCATCTTTAAGGTGGGTTTTTTATGCTTGATCCAATCACAGCGGCGGCTCTTGCCACAAGATGTTATTCAACGGTCGTCGCGCTAGTACAGGCGGGTCGTGAGGCACATGATGTGATGGGCCAAATCGGTCAGTGGTACGGTGCCGCAAGCGATGTACTGTACGCCGACAAGAAAGTAAAGAATGTTTCCCCCTTCAAGCGCATAGTCTTTTCTAAGTCCGTTGAGGCTGAGGCCGTGCGCCTCTTCGCCCTTCGTAAAAAGATCGAATCTCAGCAATCCGAAATAATCCAAATGATTAACTACGCCTATGGCGCGCAAGGGCTTACTGAGTTTCGAGAGTTGCGTAAGCAGGTCGCTAAGGAGCGTGAGGAAGCTGTCTATCGTCAGATCGAGATGCGCGAAAACCTCATGTTTAGCGTGGGCATTTTTTTGTGTCTAGGCGTAATCAGCGGAATTGTGATACTCATCTTTTCTTGACCTTGTGATAAAATACGTCATCGGACATAGGAAATAGGATAATGGAACTTGCAGAAAAAGCTCTTGAAAAATTGGCGCACCATGAAAAACTCTGTGAGGAACGGCTTCGCCGACTTGATGAAAAGGTTGATGCCGCGCATCGAGACATTTCCAGCAACCGTAACGCTGTCTTTGCTCTGTATCCTTTTATTGTTGGCGCTGTTTTTCTAGCTGATTGGTTTAAATAGTGTATCAGTTTCACACAGAACACCCGACGCCTAACGTCTACCTCGACGTCGCTCGCGATGCCATCTCTAACTCAAAGATCGTGCATAAGTTTGGCGCTAACTTTGACATCGACCAAGCAACTGACCCTGAGAGTGTATGGTCTGGTGGTGGCTTGTATCCGTGGGCGGCACTAGCTACTGCACAGACTATCTACTGCCTAAGTACCAGCGCCAGCGACACAGCAGTGCTGACCCTAGAGGGTTTAGACTCTAGCTACCACGAGATAAGCGAGACGGTAACGCTAACCGGCACGTCTGCTGTCACAACCACAAACCAGTTTATTCGCGTGTTCCGCATGACCTACGAAGACGGTGCAAACGTGGGCGACATTACAGCACGTACTGTGAGCGCGTCAGGAACCGTTGTAGCGCAAATAGACGTAGGGTATGCACAAACACTCATGGCTGTTTACACAATACCAGCGGGCCATACAGGCTATCTTGTGGCGCTCGACTCGACCATTGACTCAAACAAGAACGCACAGATTATGATGTACCACCGAATAACTGGTAAGCCGTTTAGAATCGCTCACATTGCAGAGACTTCCGGACACTACCGATACGACTTTCACGCGCCGCTCAGAATCCCAGAGAAGACAGACATCGACATCCGCATTGATAATATCAGCGGTAATGATTCGCGCGTTACGGCCAACTTTGACATTGTGCTAATTAGAGACTGATATGATCGAATCGCTGATCGGACCAGTCGCTGGCTTGCTTGATAAGTTTATCGAGGACAAGGACCAGAAGGCTCGCATAGCTCACGAGTTAAGCACGATGGCAGAGCGCCACGCGCAGGAGCTTGCTAAAGCACAGCTAGAGGTCAACAAGGTAGAGGCGGCGCATAAGTCACTGTTTGTTTCTGGATGGCGTCCTGCTGTCGGCTGGTGCTGTGTATTGGGTATGACCGGCAACTTCATGGTGATACCCTTTACTAACTTCGTGTTGGCTTTGCTGGCTATCGAAGTGACCATCCCGCTGATAGACCTAGAGACTATGATGCCGGTACTCATGGGTATGTTAGGCTTAGGTGCCATGCGTAGCTACGAAAAAACCAAAGGCGTATCAAGAGAGAATTGATGTATAAACATTTTGATATTAGCGAGTTTCGCTGTCGTGAGACGGGCGAGAATGACATGAAGCCAGAGTTTATTCACATGCTCGATGAGTTACGCGAGCGTGTAAACCGACCGCTGGTCATCACGTCAGGCTATCGCTCAAAAGATCACACCGCAGAGCGCAACAAAGAAAAGGGCGGCACTCACACGCAGGGAATCGCCGCAGACATAGCAGTGTCTAACGGCGTGGATAGAATGATGATCGTTAAAGAAGCTCTAGCAATGGGTTTTGGCGGCATAGGTGTATCGCACAGCGGTGGTTTCGTCCACGTTGATATGCGGGCAACCACACCCGTAATGTGGACTTACGGATAAATAAATAACAAAAACCGTTACACAATTATCGTAAATGGTGTATTCTGACATTGTTCCATGTGGAACTTTGAAGGGAGAAACACCATGCAAATCGCAATTCAAATCAGCAAGCAGGTAGATGATTGGGACGAGTTCGTTGATGAACTTGAAGCAATCGAAGTCACTGCGCGCGCTGAAGACTACGACGCAGAAGCTAAAGTCGTCACCCTCTTAGTAGATCAAAACTCAATCGACGATCACTACCACCCTGTCGGCGGTCGCTATCCCGTGGAGTTCGAGGGCCGCAAAGAGTTTGTTGAAGAGGTCGGTATTTGTGTGCATTCGTGCAAGTGGCAAGACCACAACATCATCAACGCAGAGGAAGTCTGCGCAACATTAGAGGGGCTAGATTATGTCAATTGAATTTGTAGAGCCGAAGCCGATCAAGGCAGAGCTTATTCAAGAGCTAGACGGGTTAGTTGGTCAACTGCACAACCTGTCAATTCGCAAGCCGATGGCGTTTCATGTGCAAGAAGCGGTAATGGAAGCGAGGATGGCGGACTTTTTAGAGCTGTCAGAACAAGACTTTATTCGTGGCTGGACTGACTGGGAGGAAGGAATCCAGCACAAGGAAGGGCAATCGGAGGCGTACAACGCTGGCTATGCTGACTGCTACGAGTACGAAAACAGAGGAGGTCAGTAATGTCTGACGGCATCGTTAAAATCCACGGCAAGGAATACAAGACGGTCGCAAAGCGCGTGGCCGATTTCCGTGACGCATACCCGAATCACCGGCTAGTCACTGAGCTTGTATCAGCAGACGACGAGCGCGTAGTGATGGTTTCTAAGGTCTTTGATACTGACGACCGGCTTGTCTCTACAGGCTGGGCAGAAGAACGCAGGGACGCGTCTAGGCTACACACTACCAGCAGTTTAGAAATTTGTGAGACATCAGCTTGCGGCAGGGCAGTCAGTTTGCTTCACCGCGATTTGATGGGGACAGAGATAGCCAGTGCTGATGAGGTGGCTAACGCTATCACTCAGCAGAATGACGGCGAGTTTATCGAGTACATGGCGCTTGTCCGCGATCACTTTGACTGGGTGATGTATGCCAAAGAAGCAATCGCAAATGAGGACTGGCAATCGCTAGCGGGTATCTGGGGCGACATTGACCACGACACGATGGCTCAGTTGTTCCGCGCTCCTACAAAGGGCGGCATTTTTACAACCACGGAGCGGGCGGCCTGCAAGGGCAACGACGCATTCAACCAAGCAAGAAAGGAGTTAGCAACCAATGGAGTATGACAACACTAGTCGCGGCGTACTGTTTAAGAACGACCGCAAAGAGAAAGAAACCCACCCTGACTACAAAGGTAACTACACCGACGCCAATGGTCAGGAGTTCTGGCTGTCAGCGTGGCTCAAGAAGGACAAGAACGGCAACACGTTTATGTCACTCAGCACGACTGCAAAAGATGATGCGCATAACAGGGGTATGCAACAGGTGCGTCAAGCCGCAAAGCCGACACAGGAGTTTGATGATGATTCAGACCTCCCTTTCTAGTACGGGACGCGCACTCAAGAAGGCGCAAGCACTGGCAGGCGTCAGCAATGACCAGCTCGCTAAAGAGTTTAATGTTAGGCCGGTGCAGATCAGTCGGTGGCGTCATCACAAAGACATGAAGTTCAGTCGGGTGGTTACGTTGTGCCAGATGTTCAACTTGTCACTGGATGAGTTTGAGAGATTAGGGAGATGAAAAAAGGGCCACGTCTTAGGTGGCCCCTAACCACTTGCGGAAGGGATTCGCTCGTGGCATCCTTAGATTGCACTCAGAGGATAGGAAGAATTGTACAGCAATCTAGCTGTCTGTACATCTATCTCACCTATCCCACCTAAATGAGTGCCTAGTCGAGCCTAGTTAAATGGTGCTGTCTCAGGTGCAGTCGCTCAAGAAAGCCGAATCATTCCTACGACCTTTAGAGGCGGGGACGAACAGTGGTTATGTTGCCAAGTAGTAAGGGCGCGGTCTGGCAGAGCCGTTAATTATCTGCACTGATACTGTATGAATGATGGACCAGCTAGATACTTGTATAGGGCAACAACCGCCTCTAATGATTCTTATTGTCTAAAAAAAGGAGAAGGGAAATGGATTACTATGAAAAGAAAGAAATGCAACAAGACGCTATGCGTTACAGATGGTTGCGTAGCACTCAAAACGAAGAGCTTCGATGGACTGAAACTTTTGGTTGTGTTGACAGCATAATGGTCAGCGATGGACACGCTTGCTCAAGCGCACCTGATGCGAAGGAGTTAGACCATTACATTGACGTGCAAATGGAAAAATATCCAATAACCTATTGTGGCAGAGAAGCCATTAAAGACGTTTTTGGCAACGTGGCAATACAGCAAAAATGCGAATGCGAAGAAGATGATGAGGACGACCACGATGATTACTAAGGGCGGCGAAGACTGGCAACCAACAGACGAGCAACTTCTAGGCTGGCAACACGCCTATCCAGAGGTTGACGTTTTTGCGGAGCTTAACGTTATGGCTGTATGGCTTGACTCTAATGAGCCTAAGCGCAAGACAGAGCGGGGGATGCCCCGCTTTATTAACTCATGGCTGTCACGGGCAAATCAAAAAGGTGGCAGTCCGTTTGCTCAGGAGGCAGAGAAAGAGAGTGGCAAGATACCGATGAAGAAGTGGACCCAGCTTGACGATTGCACCCACGACTTCATGCAGAGCGAAAGTTACCGGCAGTCCTGCCTCGATCGGTTTGGGCAGTACATGACAATGGACGGCGTGAGGGTTACAAAATGAGTAATGTTGCTAGCATTTACAGCGGCGAAAAATATAACAAACGCACAATTCTAGAAGGTGGAGTTGGTCAGATTGCGGGATGGCAAGGCGAGGCGGCGTTTGCTTTAGAGCTTATGAAACACAAACTACCTTTCACGCATACGGGATGCCTCAATCACCCGTACGATTTTGTCGTGTATTCAAGAGGGCGAAAGATTACTATCGACGTCAAATGCAAAAAACGAAACGTACAGCCATCTTCAACATACGAAGGCCACATCAATACTTACCAACAAAAATTTAACGTCATGGCCTACGTCTTTGCAAACGTGACACAAGGTGAGGTGACGTTTATGGGCTGGATGTACAAAAAACGCTTTTGGGAAAAAGCAAATATTGTAGAAAAAGGCCAACTGACTGAGGGCGGTTTTACTGAGTACGATCAGAGCGCAAAAATGCGTTACGTTGAAATGATTCCAATGGACGCGCTGTGGGAGAGGCTCTGTGATGGGTGAATTCTGGCTTATAAAAGACCCGATAGAAGTCAAAGATCGAATTAAGGCGTTTCAGGCGTTCCTCGAAAAAGAATGGTGTTGGGACAAGCCAGTGTCGTGGCAGGTTAAAGAGTACAAGCCGCGCCGCTCAATAAGTCAGAACGACCTGTTCCATGTATGGGTTAGGGATATGCTCAGACACTTTAAAAAGAAGGGCGGCTTTACCGGCACAGAGGAAGAATTAAAGCTGATGGTCAAGTACAAGTTCCTTGGCACAGAGGATATTGAGGTGGGCAGTACGAACATACCAGCGCAGGTTCGGCGCACATCGACGCTAGATCGGGGGGAAATGCTATACTTCATGCAACAAGTGGAGGCATGGTGTATTGATCTAGGTGTCAAATTAACCAAACCTCAGAATAGTGAGTACACCAAACTGGGGGGATAAGCATGAGCTTATTGCAGTTTTGTACAACTGAGCATCAGCGCAAGGTTATCACTTTGCATGAGGAGGGGCTGGGCTACCAAAAAATT